CTTAAGGATGTTGACTTGGCGGCGGACGCAATCCCCCTGGTACCAATGCTCAATGTTGCAAACGGTCTCATCTGCTGAGTCCTGCCACACCACTCGCTCCTCCAAAGAGCTCAAAGGCATATTGCCCAAGCTCGTGAAGATGAGAGGCTCTACGGTTGCTTCTGTCATGTGTTGGGTGCTCCTTCAATGCTCGATTTTACCCCCAAAACCTCCCCGTTGGCGTCCTTGATGTAGCTGGCCACGCGGGGCGCACTGTGAGCCTTGTGCAAGGCCTGCATGCCTTGGGCCAGCTGGCCTAGGGCGTCCTGCGTACCGTTGGCCTGGGCGGCAAACTGGTCGGCCAGGGCTTTGTTGTTCTGCACGATGCTGTCCAACAGGGGCTGAATCACCTGGGCCAGGTCCGGGGCCTTTTGCGCGGCTTCACCGGCGGCGGTGGCGGCCTCGGCTTGGGCGGCCTGACCGGCCAACAGCTGCTGCAACACCATCAGCGCGGCGTCGCTTTGGGCTTTCATATCAGCCAGCAGCTTCTTGTTCTCCTCACGCACGTGCTCCTGGTGGTCCTGCATACGCAGGGTGAGCACTGCAATGGTCTGATCGCTGGCGTTCTGGGCGGCCTCGGCCTGGGTGGCCAGCTGGGCAGCCTGGGTTTGTTGGGCGTTTTCCTTGTCCGTGCGGCGGTCCTCGGCGTCTAGATCCATTTTACGGATGGCCAGTTCGTTCTGGCGGTCCTTGTCCCGGTCGGCTAGCTTGGCCTGCTCAATTGCCTGCTGCGCGGCCAGTGTGGCCTGGGTGTTGGGGTCGGCCTGGGGCTTGATAGCAAACTGCTGGGCTAGCTGCTGCGCTTGCTGAAGGCCTGGGGCCACCATTGGGGCCAGCTGCGTAGCCATGGCCTTATCAGCAAACGCATGGCCCTTGCTGGCAGCTTGCTCGGGGGTGAGCTGAATGCCTTGCTGGCGGGTGATGACGGTGAGGGCTTTGCTGGCGGCCTCGTGGTGCTTGCGGTAGTAGGCAATCATGTGCTCCTTGCAGTGGGCCAGGAGTTTAGGCAGCGCGGTGGCACCTATCAGGGGCGAGCCCCCTAACAGCGGCGAGGTCATGAAGGTGACGTGGCTTTCCAGGTGGGAAAGGTCGTCCTGCTCCTCGTATACCTTGAGCGGGGTGCCGTCGTCCAAGGCGGCCGCAGAGTTTTCCTCCACGGGGTCCATCCGCATGGGATCCTTGGGCAGGTTGGCAATGTCCTCCGCGTAGGGCACCTGCAGCAGGCGCAGGGCGCGTATGAGTAGGCGCTCCGGCTTGAAGAAGGGCTGAAACTGGGGCATGGCCTCCAGCTGCATCACGGCCTGCAGTTGGGCGTAGCGCTGGGCCTCGCTGAAGATGTTGGGGTCGGACACCGGCAAAATGTCCATAGGGCCCTGAAAGTCCTCGCGGTAGACTACCAGCTCGCCCAGCTCCTCGACGGTCTCCTGATCGCTCATGTAGGTGGCGTCAAGGCGGTGCAGAATTTCAAGCTCCCGGCGTGCCGAGTGGTGCAGGCGAGCATGAATAGCACTGAAGTTGGTGCTGCCCCCCTCAATCAGGGCCAGCGCGGTGCCCATGGGCATGTTGGCCCCGGCGTCGGCAATCTTCTCTGACGCTGTGCTGACCACTATTTCGGCCTGCTGGGTGAGCCACTCCATGAGCGTCTGCAGCACTGTGCTGGGGCCGTTGAATGGGAAGGCCATCACTAGCTTCCGGATATCATCCACCCCCGGCGGCGCGTCAATTTCACGCAGCTCGGTGGCGTTGACGCTGATAGTCTGCCCACTGGTGCGTCCGCCCTTGAGTTTCAGCCCGCCTGGGAAGTTGTTGATGTGCGCGGCGTCCAACAGCGCGTTCAGCGCCCCCGTGGCGGCAGTACTCAGCGAGCCAATCAGGTGTGCCAACCCCACCGCGTAGGCCCCGCGCCAGGGTATGAAGTTGTACTCCACAATCCAGTGAAGCTTGGTGCGCTTTTTGTCCTTTTCCGCCCAGTTACGGTAGATGCCCAACACCCGGGAGCCATACTCCTCCACGTGCAGAATGTAGGGCGCGGGGCCGTCACCGCAAAGGGGATCGTCCTCCAACTCTATGTCCGCGTAGATAGTAAAGACCTCACGGCTGCCGCCGGTTTTGCCATACGCGGCGGAGTCGTCAGCGACGCCCTCTATTTCCCGGGCCGCTTTATCGGAGGAGGAGCGTTCCGGGGTGCCGCCGCTCATGATATCCACGTCTATGTACAGCCCAGAGTCAATACGGCTCTCAAACTCCGTGCGGCCTATGAACTCCTGGTGGGTGAGCCGGGGGGAGGTGTAAAAGTCGTTCTGGTCGTATGGCAGGAATATGTTGTCAATGTACACCGACATGGTGCGGGCGCGGCCCATTTTGGCATCGTACCACCAGCGCTTGTACTGGCTGCCGCCTAGGGGCAGCTGGCTCAGCATTTTCTCAAACTCGGAGCGGTGTTCGGGAATCTGCTCTGTGAGCTGCCAGTTCATGTACGTCTTTTTGCGCTCAGCGCGGTCCAACTTGGCTTCAGTCTGGCGTCCTAGAATCTGCGTGCGCACGGGCCCGCTGGACGGGAACAGCTCCTTCACCGCCTTGCTGGCAAAGTCCACGCATCCCTTGGCGAGCATAGGGTGAACCACAGCGCTAGCTCCGTCAAAGTCCGCCCCTACGTTCCGGTTGTTGCCCTGGCCGGTCTTTTTGATGCCCTCGGCATACTGCTTGTCGCGCTCGGCGCGGGCCTCCTTGTCGGCTTCTACCAGCTCGCAGAACTCGCGCCCCAAACTTGCCAGCATGTCATCGGGGATGAGCCCGTCCGCTAGGTTGTCATCAAAGCGCTTACCCCGGCGGGCCGCCCGGGGGGCGGGGTCCTTGATCAGGTAGCTGCCGTCGGGCTGCTCTACCATGTCATCGGTGTCGCTGATGCCCAGTGGGGAGGCTTCCATCTCATCCAGGTCGTCCTGGGTGGCGTCGGTGTCATCGCTCAGGCTGGCGTTGGGGGGCAGGTCTGCCATAGGGGGAATTTTCGGCATGTGAGGTCCTGTGTGTAAGTGGCTATTCTACTCCCCGCCGCCGGGGGATTCGTGGTCGTCAGCTGCCTTGCCGGGGTTGCCGTTGGTGCCGGGGCCTGCGGGCTCGTTGCCGCCGGAGCGGTCGGGGCTGTACGTCCCTTGAGGGGAGGAGTTGTCCGGCCCGTTGGGGTCCTGAAACCCGCCCATCAGCGAGGTGAACCGGCCCAGGGGGTCCTCAGCGCCCTGCACACGTGGGGTGGCCATGAGGGCCGAGCCCAGGTTAGCGCCCAGGTCCAGCCCGGTCCAGCCCTCCTTGGCGGGGGTGTACGCGCCGCCTAGCCCCAGCTGCGCGTTGCTGCCGTACAGGCCGTCCGCGAGCTTGCCGTTGGTCAGGAAGTTGCCTAGGCTGTACGCGGTGCCCACCCCGGGTGCAAAGCTGGTGACGGTGCTGGCTACGTCCCGGGCGGAAGCCGGAGTATCGCTCAACGCCCCGCCCGCTAAGGCCCCGGCCAACGCACCCACGGGGGTCTTGGTGGCTAGGCCACCCGCCAACGCGCCCAGGCCGCCGTACTGGCCCTGGCTGGCCCCGGCCAACGCGCCCGCGTAGCCGCCTATCTGGCGCAGGGCTGGGTCGTGTGCTACAGAACCTATCGCGCTGGCCCAGTTGGCAGCCTCCCCTACGGCGCGGGCGGCTCCTGTGTTGGCGCCGGGGGTGCCACTGGAGTAGTCGGTGGGGCGGCTGCCGGTGGGTAGGATGTCCGTGGTGCTGTGGCCCCCGGCGGTGACGGTAGGTAGGGTGAAGTCCGGGGCCGCCGCGCTGCTAGACGGTGCCGCCGTGGTGCCGTTCATGTAGCCCCAACCCCAGCCCCCAAGGGGTGCCAGTTGCTGCGTTCCCGGGGAGCTCTCACTGACTAAGCCGCCGCTGGCGTAGCCGGGCGCGTCGGGCTCGGCGGGTGGGTTGTGCACTGCGTTCACAAAGGCATTGTCGGCGTCGCTCAGCTGGGCGGGGTCCAACCGGCTCACGTGGCGGTAGTAGTCCAAGGCGCGGGGGTCGGCGGCGTAGTTGGCGTCCATGCCCAGGTGGGTCCTGGCGGCGGCGTCTATGGCGTCGCGTGTGGTGTAGCCCTTGCCGTTCTTGAGCTGCACCAGGCCGGTGTTGTCCAGGTCATTGACAGAGCCCCAGTTACTCAGCTCCGGGTGTACCCCGCCCTTGACCAGATCCTGTACCATGGGCAATACCTCGGCACTGGGCATGCGGTTGGCGGGACCCTTGATTTGACGGATAGCCGGGGGAGTGGACCTCTTAGCGTCGAACATGTCCGTGTAGTCCCCCGCGTTGCTTTCGTCGTAAAGCTGCCCGGTATCCTCATTGAAATGGGTCCATTGGGGGCTGGTCTGGGCAACCCGAGGGTCGTTGGCTCGGTCAATACGTGAGATGGTCTGGGCGGGCACTCCCGGCCTCAGCTCCACCGTGACCTTGGGCTGGCCTTGGGGGTCGCGCAGGCTCAGAATGCGGGTGTTGCCGCCTTCCACCGCGCTGCAGTACCCGCCCACGCAGTGGCGCATGGCGTCGCCCTCTGCCTGTAGTCCCTCGGGTGCCAGGTCCACCCACTGGTGGCCGGTAGGGTACTGCTTCAGGACGGACTTGACGCCCTTGTTCATGTCCTCTAGGCGCTTGCCCTCAGCCAACATCGCGTTCCACTGGCCGGTCTTGGCTACGGCGTCCGGTACAGACGTGCGGCTGAGCTGCTCCGGGGATAGATGTAGCCCCCGGGCTACCATGGCAGTGGCTGGGTTGTCCGGGGCCAGAGCCTGCATACGCTCCAGGCTGCCCGCGTTCTGCAGCCCGGCGTGGGCATCCGTGGCGGCGTTGAGGTAGTCCACCACGTGGCCAAACTGCAAGGGATCCCAGTGCGGGTCAACCATGGTGTGAATGGGGGCGTCCGCAGGGGCCTTGTCCAGCCAGCCGTACTTCTTTTGCATGTCTGCCAGCTCGTCCTCGGGGAACCCGTTGCCGCGCATATCCTCCAGCCACTTGCTCACGCTGTCCACACCCTCCCCATCGGCCATCCAGTTGCCTGACACGTCAGCAATGGCCTCCTTGGGCTTCATCTGATAGGTTTGGTTGTCGGCGAGGTTCTCCCACGGGGTGCGGTAGTTGCGGCCCGTGGTGTCCATGTGGTACTTGACAGCAGCGGGGTTGCCGCCTGTACCGTAGACACCCCGCACAGGGAAGACCTCTTGGTCCCCCATCACCTGGGTGCGCCTGATGACGCCCGCCTCCTGGGACCCCCGCAGCAGGTCCTCCGGGCTTATATGCATACGGCCCTCGGACTCGTTCTTCAACAGGGGGTCCTCAGCGGTGCCCAGGTACGTCTTCATGTAGTTCTGAAGCTGCTTGGCCTTCCAGTCCCCTACGGCTTGGTTGCCTTCGCGGGGCAGGAAGTCATTCAGGTACGACTCCAGCCGGTCGGGCATCCAATTGCCGCCCTTGGGCTTCACCGCAAAGGCCGGGGCCGCCGGGGCCAGCGCGGTGCGCAGGGGGCCTTCGCCGTGCATAGCGTCGTCTATTGTCTGAGCAGCATGGCGACCCAGGGTCTTGGCCGCCGAGCCTACCATGCCGGCAGCCTGGCGGGCCGCCCCGGGCATAGTGAGGGCCATGGTGGACACGTCGCCAATGTTGTCTGCCAGCTCGTTGCCCGTGGTGCTAGAGCCGCCGTGCTGGGCGAGTTTGTCCCGTAGCCAGTCCGTCCCCAACACGGGGTGCTCTACCTGCTTAGGAATTAGCTCAGGGTGCTTAGCCTGCAGCACCTGGTGTAGGAGCGCCGCCGGGGGCCAAGCCGACTGGCGCCCAAGGTAGTTCTGCAGCATGGTGGCCAAGTCCACCGGCGTCCCCGCCAGCCCAGTGGCTAGCCGGTTAGACACCGCGCCCAGGTTGTTGCCCATATCAGACCAACTACGCGGGTCAGCCAAGAAGTTGCTGGGCGCGGAGTAGTCAGGGACCTTCCCCACTGTGCCACCCCCAGCGTACCCCTGCGGTGCGCTACGGTCTGCGGTGTCAGAGCCCCAGGCCACCTTGGAGTTTCCCGCTAGGGGCTGAGAGCGCGCACCCGGCGAGGTAGCCCAAGCGCGGAAGTTGTCAACGTGCATGGGGGTCACGGCGCGCGCGCCCGCCCAGCCGTCGTGGTAGTTGGCGTGGTAGGCCTGCACGGCCTCCTCGGGTGACGCAAAGCCCATCATCGCCTTGTGCTCGTCAAACGCTCCGGTGTCCGGGTCGTACTGGTCAATGACGTGCACAGGCAGTGAGCGATCTTTGTACTCGGGCCCCAGAAACACGTCAATGTGGTCTTTGTCCGCCCCGGTGGTGCCGCGCACGTAGCCGTAGTCGTGCTGCATGCGGGAGTCCCAGGGGTTACCCTCTTTGTCGGTGCCGCTGCGCACGGAGCCCGCCGGGTTCTCAATGCTGATGCGCATGCCGTGGGCCCACACGTGGCCCTTTTGGTAGTTGCCAGCTTGGATCTGGGCCGCGGAGGGGGTCTTGGGGCTAGGCATAGGGGTTTTTCCGTCCCTTCAGGGCATGGTAGTCAATCTCTTCCGGCTCCTCCACGGGGGCGACGCGGATCTCCAGGAAGCCAGCGTCCCGCAGGTAAATGGTGGCCTGTGTGAACGTGTCAACCAAGTCATCATGTTCGCCATTGGGGAACTCCTCGCACTGTGTGATCAGGGGTCGCGCCCAGGTGATGGGCTTACCGGGCTCCTTCTTTGACTCCAGCACATAGAACAAGTCTGCCTCTAGCAATGGAGAGGCTATGTGGGCACGTGCTATCTTGTCAGCTCGGCCTGGATTATAGCCTTTCACTGGCAGGTTGGCTGCGCGCAGGTCCTGCAACAGGCTAATGCCACTGCCCTTGTCTTCGATGAGGATCATATCCGCCCGGCGGGCCGGGTGCAGCGGGTCCTTTTTGCCGTTGGTCTGTAGGGAGCCGCCGTAGTCGGCCCGCCAGTCGTCCAGCACCTTGTCCCGCATCTTGGGGTACATCATGTGGTCCGTCCAGCAGTCCAACAGGATGGCAAAGCGTACCCCGGCCAGCGGCCCTGACTCGTGCTCGCCAATGCCCCACACAGTGCACGCAGTGGGGTCGTTAGTGGTGGTGGCAGTGAACGCAGTGTCGTAGGACTGGAGCACGTAGAACAGGTCGGGTAGGGCCTTCTTGGCGCTCCACAACTGGAAGTGCTCCACCACGAGGATACCGCCACCCTCGGGTGCGGGGCGCTGGGCCAGCTGACCGGCGGTCCTGTAGGAGCCCAACGTCGCCTCCAGGGTGCGCACTTTGGTCTCGGTGAAGAGCTTGGGCCAAAGCAGCTCGCCATTCTTCTTGCGTGGGTCCTTGAACGGCAGGTGGTTCTTGGGCAGCACGCGGTCGGGCTCGTGCCGCATGGGGATGACAATGTGGTGCCACTCGCGGCTGTACGTGCTCTGCGCCATGATGTGGCCTGTCAGGTCCATCTGGTGTAGGCGCTGCATGATGACGATGGTGGCCGCGTTCAGTATCAGGCCCCGGGAGCTCAGCGTACCGTCAAACCAGCCCAAGGCCTCCTGCCGCTGCACGTCCGACTCGGACTGCTTGACGTTGTGGGGGTCATCCACGATCTTGAAGTGCGGGTGCTCGCCCGTGCCGCGCCCACCCACGGACGTAGCCATGCGCCACCCGCCGCTGGTGAGACCGTACTTGGTCTTCTGGTTGTCTGAGCGCTTGACCACCACGTCGGGGAAGTAGGCCTGGTACTCGGCGCTCTGTATGATGTCGCGGCAGAGCATAGCATCACGGATGGCCAGGGGCTCGCTGTATGAGGCGCCAAAGAACCTCTTGCCCGCGTCGTTGGCCCACACCCATGCAGGGAACATCACACTCACCAGCGTGGACTTAGACGTGCCGGGCGGCACATTGATGATGAGGTTCTTGATGCGGCCTGCGTACACGGCCTCTAGGTGGGTGCAGATCACCTCTATGTGCCAGTTACTCTCAAACTCAGACCCCGGGCTGATCACGGGCCAGAACTCCCGGGTGAACTCCAACAGGCTAGCCCGTACCTCGGCAGCCCGGCGGCGGCGCAGCTCCTCCCTGAGCACCAAGGCCGCCCCGGTGAGGCGTACCGCTAGGGCGGTGCTCACATAGTCTCCCATACTAGGATAACAAAGCCGACCACCAGCCCCAACACCAACCAGCTCATACTGAGAACCCCAGCTTGGCTAGCACCGCGAGCGCAGCCTCTAGCTCGGCCTTGGGCATGCTGGCCAACAGTGCCATGTTGACTGGCTGTACTGCGCCGTCGTCCCCTAGGCCGCCATCCACGCTGACGGGCGTCTTGCGGTCGAAGTACGGGGCCGCCGCCTTGGCCGCGTCAATGCGCACTGCGGTGCTCATGCGGGGGTCCAGCGCTACGGCCTTCAGGTACTTGGCGGGGGAGTCCACCGCGTCATCAATCACCGCGCCCAGCCGCGCCCTGTCTAGGGTCTTCAGCTGGAGGAAGTCCAGGGCTATCCCCCGCTCGTCACACAGGACGCCTCTGTCGTTGAGGTATGCTCCCGGGGTATCCGACGGGTAAAGACCGGAGGCAGGAGTAGGGGACGCAGAAGCTGCGCGTCGCGGTCGCGTGGGGGGTTGCTTGGGGGAGGCGTCTACGCTCGCTTCTGCGGCCTTCGCGGCTGCTCCCTGAGGACGTTTGGTGGCCATAGAGGTACTGCGCTCACTTAGTGGGGGTGGGCGCAATTATAGGGGCTGCCTGTCAAGCAGCACCAGGGGCTCAGAGGAGACGTCGCTGAGTGCTGGCGAAGAACTCAGTTCCGCGTTTTAGGAAATCAGCAACTTCCTCGACGGGAAAAAGACCGAAGTTGGGAAGTACGCTAAAAACGCAATGGCAAACTGATATAGCAAAACTGCGTCCATCCACGTGCCATAGCGACGAAGCCGCAAAAGTAGCGATCTTAATCCCTCGCCTATTTCGCTTATCGCTGGCGAAGAGCGATTTTGCTTAGTTCCGTATTTTCAACGGAACTGGCGGAACTGATTTCTGCGCCGCGCCGTGGATGGCGGCTGATTCCCTCAGTTCCCAGTTCCTGATGTCTCTTATATTATTATGGAAATAGGAAAATATTTAGAGAGAACAGAGAATGGACGCCACTGGAACTGGAACTGTCGTTTAATGACGTCCACTCAGCGATCTCAGACACCACGCTTCCCCAATAACACGCAGCGCACCCAGTAAATACACACTCCC